ATGCTAGAACAGCAGATGCTAGTAAGTTAGCTTGGTATTTAGAAAAAATAGGTCAACCCTCTGTACATTGGAAAAAAATTGTACGAAAAGAGATAGAGCCATTACATTTAGTTGCAAATAAATTTGATGAGTATCGAAAACGAGGTGCAATAGGCGCAGGAAAACAAAATGCAAGAACAGACATTAAAGGAACGACTAAAGTCAGCTATTCAGATATTTCAGGAAACGAAGGATCCTCGGGCAGCGGAGATAATAGAACATCTAAATAAAATTTTATCTACGTCTAAAGCTCGTAAAGAATTATTATCTTACGCAAAACATATGTATCCTGGGTACAAGGATCCAGCTCATATACAACTCATTGCTAAACATTTACAACAATTAGAATCAGGAGAAATAAAACGACTTGCAGTCTTCATGCCACCAAGGCATGGAAAGTCTATGTTATGCTCAGAATTTTTTCCAGCATGGTACCTAGGAAATAATCCAAATGAGTTTGTAATACAATCGACTTATGCTCAAGAATTAGCAGATGACTTTGGACGTAAAGTAAGAAACCAGTTACAATCTCCAGATTTTAATAATGTATTTCAAAATGTAGCTCTAAGATCAGACAGTACATCAGCTAAACGTTTTCATACGATGCAAGGTGGAACGTATACAGCAGTCGGTGCAGGTGGAGCGATTACTGGTAGAGGTGCGCATTTATTAATTATTGATGACCCGATTAAAGGTAGAGAAGACGCTGAGTCAGACGTTCAAAGAAGAAATTTAATTGAGTGGTATAAAGCGGTAGCTTACACACGACTTCAACCAGGCGGTAAAGTGATTATTATTCAAACACGTTGGCACCAAGACGATTTAGCTGGATACATTTTAAATGAAAGTGGAGAAGACTGGAAAGTTTTAGATTTACCAGCTATAGATAGTTCGGGTAATGCTTTATGGCCAGAAGCTTATTCTAAAGAAGATTTAAATAAAATTAAAGCTACAGTTGGTGATAGAGTATGGTCAGCGTTGTATCAACAAAATCCTAGTAACGAAGAAGGTTCAATTATAAAAAGAGATTGGTGGAATATCTATGATGGAGATAATATTCCAACTTTAAGTTATGTTGTTCAATCTTATGATACTGCTTACTCTACTAAAAGCACTGCTGACTTTTCAGCGTGCACCACATGGGGAGTGTTTACAGCTAGAGATGAAAATAACGTTCCTTACGCTGCAACAATATTATTAGATGCTTGGAAAGATAGATTAGAATATCCAGAGCTTCGTAAAAGAGCTAACGATAGCTATTATGAGTGGAGACCTGACCAAGTTTTAATTGAAAAAAAAGCAAGTGGGCAAAGTTTAATACAAGATTTAAGACGATCAGGAATTCCTGTAATTACTTATTCTCCTGATAGAGATAAAGTTTCTAGAACACATAGTGTATCTTCTATGTTTGAAGGTGGATTAGTGTTTACTATGGATGAAGATTGGACTAAGAGTGTAATAGAAGAATCAGCGCAATTTCCATATGGAAAGCACGATGATATCCATGATACATGTGTTCAAGCTTTATTGCGTATAAGGGATGGATTTTTAGTAACTCACCCCGATGATCCAGAGGACGAAGATTATGAAACAAGAAAGCAACGTGGCGAAAACAAACATTATTACTCTTGATGCGTTTAGAGTAACGCCTAGAAAACCTTTACCTAAAGAAAAAGAACAAAGACAAGATGATGAAGTTGTAGGCTCTTTTCATGATGCATGTATCAAGATTACAGAAAAGGTAGATATAAAAGGCTATGCTTTAGTAGCATGGGACGAAAAAGGAGTTCCTTGTATATCTTGGTCTACTGGCCATAATAAATCGCCTATAAGTGAAATGATGCTTCCTACCTTTACACAATCAGTATTTCAAGGTATATTGAATAAAAAATTAAGTACACCGGAGGACTTAAAAGATGAGTGAAAAGACTGAAAAAGATTTAGCAGGTAAAACTGCGCCACCTGCAAAACTTTATGGCCCTGTATCTGACGCAGATTTTAAAGCATTAACAAATAAGTCAGAAGACGATAGTAATTCGTATTCTAAAATAAATAAAGCTATTATATCTAAGTTGAAGACTGCAGGTAAAACATTAGGATCTGCAGCAGGTGAAAATATAAAAAAACTTAAAGGAGAATAAAATGAAAAATAAAATTGGAGTAAAACAATATAGCGTTCAAGATGTAAAAGACGCTGATAAAAGATTTTACGACAAGTTTCCAAGTGCTGTAGAAGATGCTGCTATGTTAAAAAAAGCAATGCAAAATCCTGGAGATGAAGTTGTAAAAATAGATGATCAAAGAAAAGCTGATCATATGCAAATGATGAAATCACAAAAAATAGAAGTGGAGATAGACTAATGGCTAAAAAAACTAAAGAAGTTGTACAAGATATTATGGATGTAGATTTTGAAGATACTTCTAAAGCTAGAATGATTGATGACGATGGTTACGAAGAAGGTAAATCTAAAGATAGAGAAATGACAGCTAACGCTGCTGTATCTGATACTTACAAAGGTGGAGTTTTATACAAAGGTAAAGCTAAAGATTATACTTCTGCATCAGATATAATTAATAAGAAAAAAGCTAAAGTGATTCCTATTAACATTGGACCAGGAAAGAAAAAGGACTAAATGAAAAAAAGAAAAAAATTTCCAGATATGTCAGGCGATGGCAAAGTTACTAAAAAAGATATTTTAATTGCAAGAGGCGTAATTAAAAAAGGTAAGAAGAAAAAGAAGAAGAAAAAAAAGTAAATGGCTAAACAAAAGTTTACCCACTTCGTACCTAGAGCTAAACCAAAGAAAAGACCTCGAAGACATAAAAAGACTTTGAATAAAAATGAAAAACGAAGTTATAAAAAATATAATAGACAAGGTAGAGGTTAATGCAAGAATTTATTTGTCCAAATGGTAGAATGTCTGTTAATGGAGTGTGTCCTATATTTGAAGGTGATGATGGACAAGTAAAAGATTTTAATAAACCTAAAGAAAAAGGTTTTTTTAAATTTGATTTTGAAAAACCTACAGAAAATGCTTTTGAACCTGCTGATAATATTATTAGTAATAATTTAAATGCATATAATTCTTTTGTAGAAGAAAAATTAGGAATACCCGGTAATGTTCAAAATTTATTTAGAATAGGAGCAACAGTAGCGACTGGTTCATTAATGCCTTTTGCAATTCCATTTATTGCAGGTGGAGCTTTAAATGCAGCTGAAAATCGTAGAGTACAGAATATAACTATGCAAGATACTCAAGGAGATATTCAAACTTACAATATGCAAAATAAAGGTAACCCTAATCCATATGGTGGAGGGAAAACAGGTATTCAAAGTGGAATTCAAACTTCAGGTTTTGCATCTGATGGAGGACCAGTAAGTAATAAGACTGGTAAAGGAAGACGAGGATTTTAATTATGGCAAGAACAAGAATTAAACCTAGAAAAAGAACTGGAGATATTCCTAGAAGAAAAAAATATTATCGACCTACAAAAAAAGGTGCAGGTATGACTAGAGCAGGAATAAGAGCTTATAGACGAGCTAATCCTGGTTCTAAATTATCTATGGCTGTAACTGGTAAAGTAAAACCCGGTAGTAAAGCAGCTAAAAGAAGAAAATCTTATTGCGCAAGATCATTAGGACAATTAAAAAGAAGCTCTGCTAAAACAAGAAATAATCCTAATTCTAGAATACGACAAGCTCGTAGAAGATGGAAATGTTAATCATTATTTTCTAGCCTTAAAAATTAATTTTGTTATAATTTGTAGACTATGAATTTAATCAGAGATTTAAAAAAACAAATAGATGATAGACGAAAGCAGGAATCTGCTAAAGTACAACTTCGTAAAAGAAGTATGGACTCTATAGCTAGACCTAAAGCTACAAAAAATATTACATCTAAAGATCCAAGGTTACAAGGAATATAATGGCTAAAAGTCCTAAAACTACAGGTGAACATCTGGTAGCTCTTTATGGACACGTCACAGGCTTAAAAAAAGATATTAATGTAATTAAAAATAATCATCTCAAGCATATGCACGATGATATTGAAGGTTTGGGCGGCAAGATAGACAAAATCTATTGGGTATTATTAGCTGGAGTGGGGACTGCAGCGTTAATGTTATTAGAAAAATTATTATGAAGGTAAGTGATAATACTCAAATCGGACTTCCATTAAGGAATCTGATAGGGCTTATAACTGCGATTGTAATAGGCGCATGGTTTGCTTTTGGTGTTATAGAAAGATTAAATCAATTAGAAACAGCTAATAAATTATTTGAACAAGACTTATTAGAAGCATCAGCACAAAAACCAATTGATCAAGAACAATTTATGTTGTTAGAACACATAGCACAACAAGTTGAAAAACTAGAAAAAAATCAAGAACAAAATATGACAAATAAAGTCAATATTGAACGTTTACAACATGATGTAGAACGTTTACAAATTGATGTAGAAAAATTAAAAGATTCCGTAAGAGCTAACTTAGGAAAGTTAAATGGTAACTCTCATTAACGAAGGTTCTTTACAAGAATACGGTTATAACAACGAATACGCTGAATGCGAATGGAGACAAAATGATAAAACTGGTTTTTGCACTATGCCTATTTATCAATGGCAAACTTGTGGAACATCGAATACAAGAGAGCTTATCAACTTGCCTGAAGATGAAACGTGAAGCCACTCGTAACATGGATATGGCTAATAAAACTTTTATGTGTGGTGAAGTAGAAGCGGAAATCGTTAAAAATATAGATGGATCAGAGAGTATCCAAAAAATAATCAAAGCTAAATAAACACTTTTAAAATCAATATTTTTGTTTTATATATCTATTAGGATAGATATGGTATGAACCAGGAGGTATTAATGGGTACATGAAAAAAACAAAATCGCAGAAAAAAATCTCTAAAGTAATGAGAGAATATAAAAAAGGAAAATTACCTATTGGTAAATCTAAGAAAAAAGTTAAGTCAAGAAAGCAAGCTATCGCTATAGCTCTTTCTGAAGCTGGTAAATCAAAAAAGAAAAGACGTGCTTAATAGAGGAGGCTTTAGTAATATTATGAGTAAACCTGGATTATATGCAAATATTAATAAAAGAAAAAGAAAAGGTATTTCAAGACCTAAATCAAAATCAACAATTTCAAAAGAAGCTTATGCTAATATGAAAGCTGGATTTCCTAAAAAGAAAAAGAAGAAAACTAAAAAAAGAAAATAATGGCATTAGAAGTAGAACTAGAAAAAAAGAAACTTGAATACACTAATGAAGATGGAGAAAAAGTTAGAGTTGATGTAGATCAAGAACAAACTGAAAAAGAAGAAGAAGCTTTTGAATCAAATCACTATTCTAATTTAGCAGAAGAACTAGATGAATTAGAAGTTAGAGGAATTGGTAGAGATTTAATAAAAGCATTTGAAGATGATAAATCTTCTAGAAAAGATTGGGAAGATCAATACTCTAAAGGTTTAAAAATGTTAGGAGTAGTTGTTGAAGATAGAAATGATCCATTCCCGGGAGCTTCAGGCGTTCATCATCCTTTAATGTCAGAAGCAGCAACTCAGTTTCAAGCTAGAGCTATTGCTGAAATGTTTCCATCAGGTGGTCCTGTTAAAACTCAAATCATGGGTAGAACTTCTGATAAAAAAGTAGAACAAGCTCAACGTGTTCAAGACTTTATGAATTATCAAGTTACTAATCAAATTACAGATTATTTTAATGAACTTGATCAAATGTTATTTTTCTTAGCTCTATCAGGTTCTGCTTTTAAAAAAATATATTTTGATAATACATTAGATAGAATTTGTAGTAAGTTTGTACCAGCAGAAAATTTTGTAATATCTTATGAAAATACAGATTTAGAAACTGCAGATAGATATACTCAAATAATGAAGATATCTCAAAATGAATTAAAGAAACA